AAGAGGTGGAAGAGGTTGAGTTAGATGCAGTTCCCAAGCCCATTAAGGAGAGTTCTTATACGGAGAAAAATGGATTTAAATTTAAGCACTGCGCCTACATTAAGCCTAATGATGAGCCCTGTAAGAAGCAGGCTCCTAAAAAAAGCCCTTATTGCAACACTCATCGTAAAATGTTCAAAAAGCGCAACGAATAACTATTAATAAATTAGAGATCTTTTGAATGGGAGTTCAATATGGAAGAAGATACCTTTACTACATCAGATTTACCTCTAGCTGCTTTTTTAGTTATAAGCGGGTTAAGTCTTCAAAGGGCTGTAAAACTTCCTGGCGGCAGATTTGAGTTTATTCTAAATGATCCAAATCAAGATGCTTCCCAGCTATCCATTGATTATATAAATAGCGAATTTTGTAAGTTTGATAATACCATCAGATCTATAAAGAAAATCCTATACACAAAATAAGAGGTCAATATGCCATGCAATCCAAGAGACTCTGCTGTACAAGGACAAGAGGTAGCGTTACAAATACAATACTTTGATGTATGCGGAGACAAAGTTATGGCCGACGATACTCCTTCTGTACAAATCTCCGATCTTGATGGCAATATCATACTTGCCAGTACAAACGAAAATGTTGATCATCTCGGCGACGGATTATATCAATATATTTATCGTGTCGATCCCCTGGGTGATGCTGGACTTTGGACAGATGACTGGAATGCCGTGATTGATGAATCTCCGTTATCTACATCATTTATCTTTACAGTAATATCTCCATCCACTGGGCTGTCCGCTAATACTGGCCCAGGTAAGGTTAGTTTGGCAGATGATGTTGTTTTCGATTTCTCACCAGAAGAAATTGTCGGTGTCAATATCTTACTGAAATATTTGAAGTCAAGACTAAGATCCACTGGAAAGAAGCCCGTAAGGGATATTAACGGATCTTACGTCCTAGATGACGCGGGGGAGATCGTAACCGAAGCTTGCAACGTTTTCGAGGACGAAATATTGATCTGCTTTCTTTTACAAGCTTTGCACGAACTAAATTCCACGCCATTCTTTACTGCATACCTCTTTAGCGACGATCTGATTAAAACGACCCTAAGTCAGCTAGTTGTGGAAGGCTCATTTATCTTTGCGATCGCGTCCCAGAGTTTGGTAGAAAAGGGTAGGGAATTCCAAATATCTGATGGCGGTGTGAGTTACCAGCCGCCTCAGTTGGCCGACTTTCTTTCGAGCACGTACGGCACTTGGCTGTCTTCGTACAGGGAAAAATTAAAGTTCGTCAAGAACAGCATACGCCCTGGACCACGCGGGTACGGCACGCATACCAATTTGGGCGGTTCTAGCCCTGCCTACACGCGTTTGCGGCACCTACGGGCCCGTCGTATAGTCTAAGTCACGGTCAGCCTCAGAGAGCCCTTCTGGGGCTTTTTTTTGCTTAAATTTTTGGGCGTCAGCGAATCTCTGGGGTATTTTCTCTGCTGGCCTTCTATGTTATTTTCGGCCTGTTTCCAGCGAGGCTCTGCGCATGTTGTCAGAGAATCTCTGCGTTGTTTTTTCTGCTTTGTTGTTAGCTGGCCTCTGTTATTTTTCTGCCCTGCTTTAGCGAGTTTCCGCGCTCTGTGCATGTTAGCGAATCTCTGCGCTCTGGCATGTTGTCAGCGAGTCTATGCTCTTGTTGTCAGAAATTTGGATTTTCGGTATAATATGTGCATGGTAAAAAAATCAAGAAAAGCAAGTTTTATAGAGAAAAGCAACTTTATTCATAATGGTAAATATGATTATTCAATGGTAAATTATATTAACGCAAAAACAGCGGTAAATATAATCTGCCCTAAGCATGGAGAGTTTTGTCAAGTTCCTGATAATCATATCAACACAAAAGGTTGCAAATTATGTAGCAGATGTGAAATGGGTAACTTGAAAAAGTTAACCACCGAAGATTTTATCCAAAAATCTTTAGCAGTTCATAGTGGAAAATATGATTATTCGAAAACTATATATACGGGCAGCAAAAATAAGATAACAATTATATGCAACGTGCATGGTAGTTTTGAGCAAATACCAAACCGCCATCTGTCAGGGTCGGGGTGTCGAAAATGTGGTCGGGAACGGACAGCTAATTCAAAAAGGTTAAGCACATCAGATTTTATAAAAAAAGCGAAAGCTATGCATGGATCTAAATATGATTACTCAAAAGTTGATTATATTGATTCGAAAACAAAAGTCACTCCTATATGCGATATTCACGGTGAGTTTTTACAAACCCCCAACGATCATCTTAGTGGATATGGATGCGTATTATGTAATAAAAATAAATCATATAAATTTTTAAATACCACTGAGTTTGTAAAAGAAGCTAAACTAACCCATGGAGAGCGTTATGACTACTCAGAATCCAACTATAATTCTAAAGAAAAAATTATAATAATCTGTAAAGTACATGGAAAATTTTCACAATCACCAAAAGGTCATTGTGTGGGTTTGGGATGTTGTAAATGCATCGCAGAAAGTTTGCCTAAAGATAAAGCAGCAAAAACCATTGAGTTCGTGAAAAAAGCTAGACTTGTGCATGGAGATAGGTATGATTACAGATATGTAAATTATACTAGGTCCTTATCAAAAGTCGTCATCATATGCGGGATCCATGGTGAATTTTTCCAGACCCCAAAATATCATGCTCTAGGCCGGGGGTGTTTTGAGTGCGGATTCATAAGTATATCTGAGTCAAAAGCTGGTAACACCGAGACTTTTATAAGTAAGGCAAGAGAAATACATAAAAATCGTTATGACTATTCGAAAGTTGATTACAAAAGAACTGGTGATAAAGTTACCATTATATGCGAGGCTCATGGTGAATTCGAGCAAATCGCTGGCAATCATCTCGATCGTAAAGGCTGCCGAAAGTGTAGCAGAGAAGATGCAGCTAGCTCCAGAACCTCAACGACGGCAGCTTTTACAGAGAAAGCAAAAGCGATTCATGGATCCAAATATAATTATTCGAAAGTTGATTATAGTAACTCAAAAACTAAAGTTACCATTATATGCGAGGTTCATGGGGAATTTGCGCAGAAGCCTAGCAATCATCTAAGTGGCGATGGCTGCCCCGGGTGCCGTTCAAGCAAGGGTGAAATCAAGGTAAGAGAGATTCTTAACAAATTGAATATAGAGTTTTCCTGTCAGAAAACATTCGCAGAGTGTGCTGATAAAGCCTGTCTAAGATTTGATTTTTATTTGCCCGACTATAATTTATGCATAGAGTATGATGGCAAGCAGCATTATGAGGGTTGGTGGAAGAACCCCGAGGAGTCATTGGAGTTTATTAAGCGTAGAGATGAGATTAAGAATAAGTTTTGCGAGGATAGTGGCATTGGTTTGTTGCGGATTCCTTATTTTGAGTTTAGCAAGGTGGAGATATTAATTAAGACAGCGATTGCGCAGCCTCAGAAGCCCTCTGGGGCTTTTTCGTTAGGCTTAGTGCCTGCGGTTTAGCTTCGGTTGTATAGGCCTCTATGCGGGCTCTTAGGCTGATTGGCGGTATGTTCCTATATATTAGAGAATAAGTTAAGTAAAGAGTTAGTTTCTAATAATATTTGGTTTGTCAATGTACAAACACAAGAGTTGGGAGTGTATCGTATGGAACTTATCATAACATATCTAATTGAGAAGGGCGGTATGTTTGGAGTCCTTTTGGCGATATCAATAGCTTGGATTACGTTTCGTGAGAAGCAGTTATTCAACAAGAGTTCTCCGAAGAAGTCTAATGACAGTTCTGACATTGACAAGATATTATATATAGTTGAGGATATGAAGAAGCGTCAGGAGGATGCTTGTTCGAGTTTAAATTCTATGATACCGATGGTAGAGCAGATAGTTGATTTAGAGAAGACGGAGTTATTAAATATCGAGAAGTTAGGTACTCAGATATTAGAAGTTGACACGAAGATATCTCAGGTGGAGAGGAAGACCCAGGATTTATGGGAGTGGCATAGCATTCGTGACAGTGACGGAGTCCCTGTTTGGTATGTCAGAAAATCTCTAGAGGATTCAATTAGCAAGCTTGAGTTATCAGTTCAGTCATTGCAGACGAATATAACCCAGGTAAACGATTCATTGCGATCGGATTTTGAGGATCGTTTGCAGAAGGTGAATAGTGATCGTGTTATAGAGTTGCGTGAATTATTAGAGAATTACAACAAGACAGTTACAGATTTGATACTGGCTCTAGAGAAGATAAAGTTTTTGTTAAAATCCAGAGATAGCGGAGAATAATATGGTTAATGAGAAGTTTGAGAGCAGTGAGTATGACATAATGAAGTTAAAAGATCGTTGTCATTCGTTAGACATGAAGATGGCAAAGATAATGCTTGAGTTATTGAAAGAGTTAGAGCATCATGAGAATCTTGAGGATCATGAGAGTTCGATTACAGAGGATATTAAAGAAGAGGAGAGTGCATGAGGGATCCTGATCTTTGCGAGATTAAGTATTGTGGATATAAGTCTCCGCAGACTCCAAATGAGTTAGAGTTTGAGATTTTGGGATTAGAGACAGCAATTTACGAGGCTAAGAAGCGTATGTCTACATTAAGGCAGAGTAGTTATTTGGTTAAAGTAACGATAGAGGAGGGTTTAAGTGATAACAGTAATATCAAATAAGTCAAAATCTAATCTTCAGAACACGATAGAGCTTTTGGCTAAGGTTAAGCGCGAGTTACGAGCCAACAGTATAGCGAAAGAGATATGTAAGGAGTATGGTTTCGGAACAGACATTATAGATGGCATATCATTTGAGTTTGTTGATAATTTGGAGGCTTCAGCGAAGACGATTGATTCTGCGATTCAGCTTAATTCGAGTTTAATGGATGAGGAGTTCGAGACTATAATGAGGTATGCTATTCACGAGTTGGTTCATTCACTTCAGCACATGAAGTTAAAGGGTCTTGAGTCATTAGAGGAGCAGGATTATTTAGATCGCGGTGATGAGATTGAGGCGTTTCAGTATCAGATAGAGTACGAAGCTGATGAGCGTGGATTTGATGAGGCGGAAGATTACGTCGAGGATTTAATAGAGTACCACGAGATTCCGATTGAAAACCGAGAAGAGAAGAAAAGAGAGCTATTAGAAAAAACTCAATGATATATTATTAGTTTATATATATCATAGAGGAGCAGATATGATCTTATTGACAGGAATTTCCCCATCACCGGGAGAGAAGTTAGTATCTTTAGATTCTCCGGTTGAGTTCACCTTAGTTGATGACGGCACCGGCATAGATATATCTACGCTTATAGTTGAGATAAAGGGATTTAGGTCAATAAGCGGCACATCGTTTGAGAGTGGATTTGACGGAGCCTTATCATCTATATTGCCTGAAGGAGCCAACTTTATCGTTGTGGTTGACCCTGAGTCTAATTTTTTAGTTGGGAAAGCTTATGATGTAAAGATACAGGTACGTAATTTTGCTGGAGTATATTTAAACAGAACGTATTCATTTAAGACGATACCTAACGAGCCTATATTGGTAACTTCGTCCCCCAATGACGGCGAGGTTTTATTTAGCCCTCAAGTTTTATATTTTGAGTTTGAGGATATAATTGACGGAATAGACAAGGATTCCGTGACAATATCTTTAAATGGCTTAAATTACATATTGGATGGATCGGTTGATTTGGAGCATAACGGCCCATTATCTGATATAACGATAAGTGGCACGAGTTGTTTTGTCAGGATAGATCCGATTGAATCCTTAAGAAATGGTTCTATCAATCTCCGCTATAGTATTTCTGACACTACGGGTAATTTTTTAATATCGGACATTAATTTCAGCGTAAGTTTAAAAGATTTAATATTGCCTCCAATATTCCCACAGAGTGGTTTCTCTGGATTTTTCCAAGGCATAGAGCGCGTATCTGATGTTGGCAGTGGTGATTCGGTATTTATAGAGTGGAACGAGTCTATTCAAAAGAATTATAAAAACGAGTCATTTGTCATAGTTTACGAGGATAGTTTTAGGTTGAATGTTTTTGACAATCCAAAGTACATTTCTCTTCCTGGTATAAGAGAGGCTAACTTAAGTGGTTTAGCTGCTGGTGTTTCTCTATCATTTGGCGCCCGGTCATTGGAGGTTTCGGTTGACGTATTTGA